TTTTCATCAGGTAAATCGTACTGTACTTTTGCTACAAAATATTTTTCGTCCATGTTTTTTAAATTATCTGTCCAAATAATGGTTTAATTTTTTCAATAAGTCAATAGAGCGATTCATTTTTGTTCCACTATCTTGTTCTATTGGAGACATTCTTGAAACTTTTTCTTCTTCCAAATTTTCTTCAAATTTACTTCTATCATCAGGATTTGTAAAAAGATATGCTCCAGGTGTAGATGGTGAAGATACCAAATCAAAACAGATTAATTCAAAATCATCCTGTACTTCATTTTGTTCACCGTTCTTTTTTAAAGAACCAACCCCACGTGAAGATATACCCAAAGTAACACCCTGTCTCAACAAGTTAGCAGCTTGGTCACCCTTTGTAGATACAATACCTCTTTCATGGAATCCTGGTGATGTTAGAAGACGTAACTTACCCATAAGGATATGTCCGTCCCACCATATATCATTAATGATGTGAGACACACGGTCAAGGTCAATTAATGATGATTCAGGGTGGTTTAATTCTGAAAGAGATGTTCCTTTTTCAATCATCTTTTTATAATTGTCAGATTCACGTTTTAAGATTCTTTCAGGGTACACTCTACCATTACGGTTTGGTGTGTTGTATTTTTGAAGTACGGCATAGAATTCAAAAGGTTTTGAATAATCCAAGAAATTCTTGTGATTTTCTTCAAGCATCTTTTTGTTAAATTCATGAGATGGTGACACATATCCTGCATCCATTTCAATCAATATTCCTTTACCTGTGTCGGTAGGTCCTAATATTTTCATACGTATGTTTTAGTAATAAATATTAAGATGTTTCTTCTTTGCTCTTTTTAGATAGTGTAAAATCAAAATACTCGTTCTTTTTAAAGTTTTCAATATAAATTTCTTTGGCAATTCTTTTTAATTTATCTTTAAGAATTGTATCTTTGAAATCCACTTCTTGTGATAAGAATAAGGTAATTTCCAAATTCATAAAACTTTTCTTACCATAAACAATTCCGCTAGTCCTTAAATCCAAATCAACAATATAATTGTCTTTAAAAAATGTGGGGTCTAATATTTCAAATATTGTGTGTTTTATCTGTCTACTAAAATTTGATACTATTCTTTCCCAATTGTCGTAACTTTGTTTTGGCGAAACCCAACTTTGTAGATTAAGATAAACTGATTTAAAGTTTTTGGAATCAACTGTTCCATAACTCACTTTTGAATTGTTGAATCCTACAATTCGTGATGTTTTTCCTTTTTTCATTAATAATCATGTGTATAAATTGTTTATTGTTTGAAAAAAAATAATCTAATTTTATTCTATTGTCAAATTTTCACCAATTTTGTATTATTTACTATAATATGTTAAAAGTAAAAATAGACGAAAAGACTCCATTGGAAAAAGCCTTGAAACAATTAAAAGGAAAGGTAATTAAAACCAAGCAAAATGAAAAGTTGAGAGAAAGACTTCAGTATGAAAAACCATCTGTTACACGTAGAGCTCAGAAATTAAAAGCTCAATACGTTGAATCTCAAAAACCTAAAGATTAATTAATGTTATTATACAAATTGTATAATCTTACATAATTGATTTTAGAAAACTCTTCACCTTTAATTTGGTTAATAGTTTCCTGCAATTTTTTTGTTGTGATATCATCCATAGATTCATTAATACCACTTAAAGAGTGAATTGTTTTTACTTTTAAATCTTCAAACTCTTTTGATAATTCCACATCTTCAGTCATTAATACTTTAGATAAATCTCTTTTAGAATCTTCATCTAAATTTTCAATATAAGAACTTATTTCTCTATTGGCAATATTCATCAAAGTTTCTATTGGTAATTGTATTGTAGTTTTAACTTCAGTACTTTCACTTAAAGTTTTTATCAAATTTTTTCTGCTTTCAATATTCTCCATAATCTTATCAGGAGTATTGTAAATCAAATTATCAATATCTTTATAGTTGTTTTCACTTACAACATCTTTAACCCAATATTCAATTTTTTGAGTTTTTAATTTTGGAATAATTTTTTCAACTTGTCTTAAAGATTCGTTGATGTAAGCTTCAGATAATGTCTTATCATAACCTTTTTTCTTGGACAATTCAGTGTAGATGTAAAACATTGTACTGGCATTTTTATTCTCCAACACCAAACTTTTAAAGTTTTTTAACTCTATTTTTGTTGTTTCATTCACATAAGAATTAATCATTAATCCTTCTATCTTGCTAAGTAATTGTCCAAATTTCATATTAATAAATATATCAATCTAATAGTTTTCCTAATTGTTCTTCAATAAGTCCTAATGAACGTTTTCCTCGTTCTAAATCAACCTCATCAACACCATACAAATTATCACGCTCTAAAATGATGTTCATATTCTTTTTAACTGATTCGGGTGTAACCGCAGTTTCACCTCCTGCCGGTGGTACTTCACCTCCTGCTGGTGGTTCTCCACCTAAGTCAGCACCAAATCCACCCATATCACCTCCTTCTGCAGGTGGTGTTTCTGTGGTTCCTGTTGGTGCTCCATTATTACCATACAACTTGTCAACATTGTCAAACAATCCTGTTCTTGTTATTACGTTAGGTGTATTAGCAATTTCAGTAGCAACTGCTTTCTCAACTCTTTGTTGTTGTAAGTCAAGTTTAATATCCTCATCAGAGAATCCAAGAATATGTTTCTTAGCCCAAGTTTGAGATGTTGGAGCAATACCTTCAATAGGTGCAACAGCGTCTTTGTATAACAACATTTTTTCTTTCCAAACATCTATTGTTAACAAGTCCGCTTGTTTAGATGGGTTAGTCAAACTTAATTGGAATGAATTTAATTCATCTTCAAATCCTAATAAGAATAGGTGAATGATTGCAATTTTGTTAAGTTCGGCAACCATAGATTTTTGAATTCTATTGATTGTACGAGCAAAACGAATATCCTGTAATGATAAGTTTCTACCATCACCAACAACTTCTTCAAAACCTAAGAACGCTTTTGGTATTCTTAATGCTGTTAAAAGTTTCTTTTGGATGTATTCAATATCGGCAATTTCTGATAAGTTTGTAGCCCCTGGTAAAGTTTCAATTGGGTTTGGAGCTGCCGGGTCTCTTACAGGTATAAAGAAATCTTGGTCAACAGCCATTTGGTTAAACCTCATATCTACGTTTCCTGTTTGTGGGTCAGTGATTTGGTCTTTCTTAAATTGTTGTGCAAATCTTTGTACGTATGGTTGAATATCAGCATCATCCATGTTACCAACAAACACTTTAAATACACGTCTTTCAGGTGCTCTTGATGTTCTATAAACCAACATCGCATCTTCAGCAAGAATTAATTGTTTCCAAATACGTCTTGCTTTTTCTAACATTGCGGTACCATAAGGAAGTTTTCTGTCATCACCCAATAATCTAAAGTGAGCCATTTCCCATGTGTTAAATTCCAAATTTTTGTTCTTCCAAGTAAATGTTAAACTTTTAGCATCACTATTAGAAGCTACCGCACCACCCATACCAGATGTTGCTCTACCTTTCATACCAACTTCAATACGTTCAATTTCAATGTTTGGTAGTTGTAAACAACCAACTATACCTTTTTCAGGGTCCAACTTTAAGAAAACAAAGTTATCACCATATTTTGCGGTGTTACGTGTCCACATTGGTAAGTTTGTATTAATATCCAATGCGTTATTAAATAAATCTCCTAATACAGCCTTAATTCTTGGTGAATCAGAGTATATTTGTAACATGTATCCATTTTCATCAACCGTTGTAGATTCTTCGGCATATGTATCCAAAGCCGCAGAAATTTCAGGAGTATACTCCATTGACTCATAATCGTAGTATGATGCCAATCTTGTTGGTTGATAATAAATTGCTTGAGAATATAAATTATTTTCAATTTTAGCCCATTGACTTGAAATATAATAAGTTTGACGAGCTTGTAATTTTTCTTTTTCGTATTCGGCTTTATCCGTAGTTCTTAATAATTCTTTCTTATCAAACTTATAAGTGGGAATATCTTGACCCAAAAGGGAATTTGGTCCAAGTTGTTGGGACAATCTTTGCCATATCGTCAGGTTCTTTTCTTCCATAGTTAAAATTTAAATCAATACTAATATATATCAACGCTTCATTCCGCCGAATAACCATAAATAGTCTTGATAATCCTTTTGTGTTGGTTGATTCTGATATGCAATGTTTGACTTATGATTTGTATTTGGCATTGCAGGATTAAAGTATTGTTCTTTTGGTGGGTCATAAGAAGTAACCTGCCAAGACTCCAACATAGTTTTTGCTTGTTCTGTAACCTTAGTAAGTTGTGAAAATGATGAATCTGACACATATACAGCCATAGCCAAAGACATGATTAAATCATCATGTTGTCCTTTCATGTGGTCAGGTCTTCCATTAATATAAACAAACGTATTCATTTCATTCAACAATCTTGATGAATGAACTTTTAATCCGTGTCTTAAACTTTCTTCAAGAGCGGCAATAATTTGAACCCTTTTGTTGTTAAAGTTAATACCAGGTATTTTATCAGCAGCCTTTGGGTCAAATTTCCATCTGTTACCAAAATCAACACCATCAACATATAAATCTTTATATCCTAATTCTTGGAGTTTTCTTGCGGTTGCAACCCCCATACCACCCGTGATATCAATTACTATAAAACAGTTGTACATATTACCCCATTTGTAAGCAATTTCCGCCAATACATCAGGAGGAAGTTTTCCAACATATTCGGCAACTTGTTCCCTTTCATCAAAATCATAAATTTGGAATGTTGAGTAATCTTCTGAGTCTCCACGAGATACGTCAACACCCATAATATATCTATGATTAAGTTCAGGTTCTTTCCAAATCCAAAGTCCACCACCCATCATTTTATTCATGGGTTCTTTAATCATATTATCTGTAATATTTTTAATTAAATTAGCATCAAATACGTTATCACCCGAACCCAAGAAATTACATTCTAATTCCTGAGAAACTTTACGTTTATCGTATTTAAGTTTCTTTACCATCGCCTCAAACCAAGATGAACATGGTTTGTATCCCAATTCAAAATAAGCCTTTAACTCATCATAGTTTCTTTCGTAAGGGTCACGACCTGAAAAATCAATAATCCTATCTGAAGTATATTCTTCACGGTTTAATAAAAAATGAATAATCTCATCTGTCTTAACCAAATACAAATCTTTAGTATAACGAGGGTCACGATACCAAAACATTTCGGTAATCTTGAAATCATTCATTCCACGATTGGCTTGTTCGTAAATTTCATAGTAAATTGGGTCGTATCCGTTTGGTGTTGATACAACAACAACTTTACCACCCGTAGACAACGAAGCCATACAAGCCGCCCAGAAATCACCATCTGCTTCAATATACGCAGCTTCGTCAAATATCAACATAGTTGGGGTATAACCACGAAGTGCATCTTTAGATGTTGCAACCGCTTTGACTTCACAACCATTAGATAATTTAAAGTGTCTTGCGGCGTTTTTATCAGGTGAAAAACTTACACCAACCCACGAAGGCCATTGTTCTGTGAATCCACGGATTTTGTTTGCCATTTCCACGGCAGTATCCAATTTGTTTGCAATAATCAAAACCTTTTCAGGTCTTTGTTTTGATGCAAATACAAGTCTTTTACTTGCCCAAGCGGCAGTTACCGTAGACACACCTGCCTGACGGTATTTTAATGCAATGTTTTCGTTGAAGTTTTCATAATCCTCAACCAAATTAACTTGGTCAGGAAATAACTCTAATGGGACGTATCTTGACTGAGTGTTATCATAAGTCTGAAGATACGTCTTAAGAGCGTATGGTGTGTTTTTAATACACCTTGAATATTCTAATAGTAATTGTTCTCTGGTTAAACCCATATAAAAGGTTAGTGTTAGGACCTGTCAATACCTAAACTACCTAAGAAATCATCTAAATCACTCAAATCATCATCGTCAGGACCCATAGTGTCACCATCTTCATCAGTATCATAGTCTTCGTCATCATCACTATGTTCCTCATTCAAATGTTCCACAATTTCCTTAACCATTCTGTCTAAGATTGATGTTGCTTTTGCATCACCCCTTAAAATCATTTTCGCTAATTTGAAAAATTCATCAGCAGATAATGCTGAAAATCTTGCAAAAAGGTAGTTTTGTATGAATTTTTTATCTTCATCAAATAACTGTTCAGGATATGCTGCCAAGAATTTTTCCCATAATATTGGACCGATTCTTAAATCCCAAATTTCACTTGATAAGCTGTCAGTTGATGCCATGACCATTTCGGCTTGTTTTGGGTCATCAGGAAGACCTTGTGTTCCCAAGATTTCCATAGTACCTTTAATTAATTCGTGAATTAATATAGGGAAAAATACACCCGTCGCTTTAACTGTTGGGGGGTCAGTTTGAATATCAACCTCTTCCTTACCACCAACACCACCTTGACTCATCATCATGTCCATCATCTCATCAGGTAATACCCAATACAATAAATCATTTACAGACATAACAACACCGTACAAATTCAATAAGTCGGGGTCAACTCTATCTAATTCATCTCTAACTAATTCAAACATGTAATGTCCTTTTTTAGACGAACCTTGAATTAATGCATTAATAAATCTTCTTTTCGCCTTTTCAATATCAAATCTTTCAAATGCTGAAATAAAATCTTCAAGGTCTTCTTCTTTTTCTTGGAAATTCTGTTCAACTTCCTCGTCTTCAGGTTCTTCACCTTGTTTTTGAAAACCAGTCATATCAATTTGTCCTGGCATTACAAGTTCTGCAACATAATTAATTTGGTCAGGTCTTACACCCATTTCTTTTCTAACCAAATCAATTGCCAAATTTTCAAGATATTCTTTATGAGCCATTTGTTTTTGTAACAATTGCATGGCCATACTCATCATAGTTCTTTGTAATTGTTGTAAAGGATTTCCTCTTGAAATATCAGCACCTGCATTTGGAACATAACGTCTAACTTTAGCAACAACATCTTTAAATCTTTTAGACGCTACTAACTCTTCAAACGTTTCAGGTATATTACCTTGTTCTATATTTGGAAATGCAGGATTCGCAGATAACGGAGTTCCTCTTGAAAGAATTGTTCTTTCAATATCAGGTGACATTCTTTCAGGGGTATCTCCATAATCAATTGGAGCCTCTCTAACAATTATTTTCTTTTTCATTATTGGTTTTTAAAATCAATTTTTAATTGGTCAAATTCTAAATAATCAGGAATCTTAACAGTACCCATTTTTGGAGCTTCTGTAGATGCTTTTGGTTTTGGTTGGTGCTTTGGATTTTTGAACGGGTCAGAAGTTTTAGGTTTTTCTTTAGTACCTGGTTTAACTACTGGAGGTGCTGTTTTAGTACCTTGCTCATCAATTTTTTCTGCTTTTGGTTTTGGTTGGTGTTTTGGATTTTTAAAAGGGTCCATTTTACCAGGTTTTTCTTTTTCTTTAGTACCAGGTTTTACTCTTGTCGGTGCTGTTTTTGTACCTTGCTCCATAGTTTCTTTTTTAGAAACATATGTATTTTTATTTGATTTGTCCATTTTTGTTTCATCAACAAAACCAATCATACTATTTTTAAATGGACGAGTAATAATACCTTGTTCACTTAAAGTGTTTATTAATTCACTTTTAGTCATTTTTGGTGAAATATGTTTTTCAACCATTTTAGCCAAAGCGGCTTCCATTATAGGTAAATAAGGATTTTTTCCTTCTTTTAATTGTTTTTTAATTTCTCTTACACATCTTTCCCACTTTCTTGATTTTTTTGGACCAACTTGTGAATGACAAATAGCGAAAGCTTTTGAACTGTTTTTTTCTTCCATCATACCCATACCATCATTTCCACCACCAAATCCATCATCACTAGATGGACCATCATCATTTCCTACACTATTGCCAGCGTAAGGGTCAAAACCACTTTCTTTTTCAGCGGAATCGTCTAAATCGGCATCTTCACCCATTTCTGTCATAGTCACATTAATCCCTTTATCATTTAAATCTTTTGCGATTTGCGATGCATTTGGGTTTTTACTACTGACCATAGTTGTTGCCTTTACTTGTTCACCAACCATCATTTTATGTAGTTGATTAATTTGACCTTCATTCATTGTTGATAACAATTTATGGCTCAGTCCACGTTCCATTAGTTGTTTAATTTTATTATTTTTCATATACAACGTCTTTTTCAATTTCTAAAATGATGTC